ACCGAAACCATGCTTTCGCTTTATCCGATAGCATTCTTTAACTGGAGTGCGGTTAAAAATTCATGGCACGGACAGTCTGTCGGCACAGGACTTATCGAAAACCAAATTTTCATCAACAAGGGCTTTTCGATGGTGATGAAGCACATGATGGACACCGCATTTTCGAAAGTCGTTTACGACTCGACGGTGCTTGACGGCTGGTCGGACAGAGTCGGCGAGGCGATTGCCGTAAACGGTCCGGTCGAAAACGTCGCAAAGGTCATCACCCCCGGTGCTATGCAGTCGGGCATGCTTGACGTAATCCAAATGGCAATCGTGAACACAAAAGAGTTCATGGGCGCTACCGACGCGGCGCTTGGCGACGTTGCCCCCAACAACACGAGTGCGATTTTAGCGCTTCAGAACGCATCTGCGGTTCCGCTTGAAAACGTCAAGCGCAATCTGTATCAGTTTGTCGAGGACATCGGACTTATCTGGCTTGACTTTATGTTTTCCTACTACGACGACAAACGACTTGTCGCAACTGCAAAAGACGGAAAGGACGAATACGTTTCGTTTTCGCTTTCGAAGTTTAAGGACTTTATCTTTGATTGCAGAGTCGACGTCGGCGCAAGCAGTTATTGGAGCGAAGTAAGTGCATTGAACACACTTGATTCGCTGCTTAAACTCGGCAAGATAAGCACCACGCAGTACCTCGAACGAATCCCCGACGGGCTTGTGCCCGACAGGGACAAACTTATTGAAGAAATACGCTCGGCAGAGAAATCCGAGCAGGAAGGAATGGTTAAAACACAACTTGAAACGAATCAATAACGAACAAATACTCGACACGATTTACGACCTTGCCGACGGCTTGGGATTGAGAATCGACCAATTCTTGGAAAGGATTGAGGAGGAATTCGGCGAACAGCCGATAGACACCGAAAGTCTTCCGAGCGAGGTCGTTGACGAATTAATGGCCGCGCGTGAAAACAAAAAGCGCGAACGCAAGGAGGCACGCAACAAAAAGAGCGAAGCCGAAATGAGCGAAGAGATTAAAAAGTTCCGCGAAACCTTCCCCGACGTGTCGGCAGATATGATACCCGACTCGGTCTGGGAGGAGGTACAAAACGGTGCGTCCCTCACCCATGCGTATGCATATCACCTTATTTCCTCGGAGTCGCTAAACCGTCATGCCGATGCCGTTAACCAAAGAAACAGCAACGCAGGCGCGTATGCATCTTCCGACGGTTCAACCGAGCCTGTCTTTACCAAGGAACAGGTCGAAAAAATGAGTGGCAAGGATATCAAAAACAACTACAAGGGTATTCTTAACGCTATGAAAAACTGGAAATTCAATTAATTCAGAAAAGGAGAATTTACATTGGCTAACTACAACAGTATCGAAAAAATTATTTCCGCAGAGATTCTTCGTACCAACGAAGACAACCTTTTAGCAAACACCGTATGTAACACAAGCTTTTCGGGCGATATAAAGAACCGAGGCGACAGCGTGGTGTTCATAGGTCTTAACGACCCCACCGTATACGACTACGAGGGCGTAATCACCTACGAGGATATCGACGATTCCTCGCTTCAGCTTCTCATCGACCAGGACAAGGCGTTTTCCTTTAAAATCAAGGATATCGAAGCACTCCGTTCCTCTATCGGTCTTGAAGACAGCCAAACAAAGAGAGCAAGTTATCTCTTGAAGAACGAAGTCGACACCTACGTGTTCTCGCTCTATAACGAGGCAGGCAAGGTGATGGATGCGGTAAGTGCTACTCCCGAAAACGTGCTTCAGACCATCGCTACGATGAAGCAGACACTTGAAGAAGCAAACGTACCCGACGGCAGAACTTGGATTGTCGTACCTCCCTTTATCAAGACCAAGCTTATGCTCGCAGGCATTAAGTTCCAGATAAACAACGGTGTTAACGGTACCGGCGCAGTTGCGTTTACCGACGAGCTCGGTTGCGACATCTACGTTTCGAATCAGCTCTCTGTCGAAGACGGTGAAACCATGATGCTTGCAGGCTCTTATTCCGCGATTGCGTATGCTGAACAGGTGCTCGAAACTCAGGTGCTCGACAGACTTGAAAACTCGTTTGACAAGGCTGTGCGAGGCAGACTCGTATTCGGTGCAAAGGTTATCAAGCCTTCAGAACTCGTTTGCTGTCCCGTCACCGACGGCGGTAACACTCTTTAATTTCGAAAGGAGAATATAATTAATGGCACAAACTACTCTTACTCCCGTAATTTCAAAAGGTCTTTTCAATGCCGATGCAGGTAAACCCGTATTATTGAGCGGAAGCGGTCAGACCGCAGACCTAGTTTGCGACCTTAGCGGTTGCAAGGATTCTATCATTATGCTTGTCGATATCCCCGTCGGCGGTGAGGTTAAAAACACCATTAAATTTGTGTCCTGCGAGGACAACAAGGACGCAGAAGTCGTACTCACAAACGGTAAGCTCAACGTCATCCGTTTCACCACCAAGGGCATCAAGGACGCAGACGGACTCGGTCACTTCCAGTTCACTACCGAAAACGGCATGGGTGTAGACGGTGTAACCGCAACAATCACCTTGATTAAGTGCGTAGACGTCGTTAACCACTAACTAATACCCCAAAAAAGCTGTCGTGTCAAACGGCACGACAGCTTTAACTCTAAACAAAGGAGGTAAAAATGACAGGAAACAAACTATTTGAACTTTCGCTTGATTTGCTTGGGCTAAGAAACAACCAAGCCTTTCTGCCCTCGGACACGTCGGATTTGAGTTTACGCGCGTTATCGCTTATAAATATCCTTCTTGCCGAAAACGCTCAGCTTGACTGTCATATACGAAAAGTCGAAAATCAAGTCGATTCGATAAACAGCCTCGACGATGAAATCATCTGCTCGGATATCGTGTTGACGTCGGTACTTCCCTACGGTTTGGCGCGATTGCTCTCGCTTGGTGAAGACGATGCCCTTGCTGCCGACATGAACCGTCTGTACGCAGATGCCAGAGAAAGGGCATGGAATTTCAACAAAGCACGTGTCGAGCAGATAACGGAGGTTTATAAATGAAAATAACCTCCAGTAAGGGCTTTAAAGGCATAGACGAACGAATAAAGCTAAGTCAAGGTATTAGCACGGCAACCGAAATTACCGATTTCAAAATCACCGACGACGGCTCTATCTCAAAAACGCCCGACCACTCTCTGGTATCGAAATTTCTGCGCCGGATAGACGCATTGTGGTGCGGTTCGGTCAACGGTTACGAAACCATAGCCGTTGTATCCGAGGGTATACTGTATAATATTCCCGCAAGTGATTACAGCGTCACTCCCGAACCGCTTGGCGAAGTAGGGTTGGGCGAATGCTTGATGTTCGGGTTCAACAATCGCCTTTATATCAAAACCCCGTCTACCTACGACGTATACGACGGTCAAAGCGTACAGCGTGTCGAGGGTTATATCCCCACCGTCGCCATCAACTGCGGTAAAAACGGCGACGGCGAAATTTTCGAGCAACTGAACCTTTTGACCGACAAGCGCAAACAGCTCGTTTCTCCCGACGGTGTTTCTACCCAGTACAAAATCGTCGAGGACAAGATAGACGAGGTTTTGTCGGTAACTATCGACGGCAAAGAGTACGCGGAAGGCTTCCTCTACGACCCGTCGACAAACTTCGTCAACTTTATAAACCCACCGCCCGAAGGGTTGAACACGCTCACCATACTCTACCGTAAGCACGCCCCCGAGGAAGAACGGAAGCGCATTTTAAAATGCACAAGAATCATGTTTTTCGGCGGCAACTCGAACGGCAGAGCCTTTTTGTACGGCAACCCCGATTACCCCAATTACCGTTTCCATTCCGAGCTCGCAAACGGTGTCCCCAACGTTGAATACTTCCCTGTAAACGCCTTCACCATCATAGGCGACAGCAAAATCAACTGCATCGTTCAGCAGTACGACCGACAGTTAATTTTTTCCGAAAACCAAGCCTATTACTCATACAGCGAGCTTCGTCAGGACGCATTGGGCAATACAATTTCGTCATATCCCGTATACAGCCTAAACGGCAGTAAGGGCTGTATCCTTGA